AACTAAGTGATTTGGTTATTGTTAGCACCAATGAAAGATAATTATTTTAATGAAGATTACACTTATGTCCAAAACCCTGACAGCACTGATAGTAACTAGGAACGAAGGAGAATTGCTCAACAAGTGCGTTGAAGCTCTTTTACCTTACGTAGACGAGATTGTTGTTGTTGATCACGGAGAAGGTTCAACCCTCCAAAAACACGACAAGCTCAAAATCTATAACTACGAATATCAGACTCCAATAGATATGGGAGCGATTAGAACGTTCGCTTCAGAACAAGCTACCTCTGACTGGATTATGATTGTAGACGCAGACGAGATATACCCACCTGAAAGCCTACAGACCATTAAGCAGTTTATCGAAACAACAAACGCTATATCAGCGAGAGTCCCATACCATAATCTTGCGTGGAAAGTTGGCAACGAACAAATAATAGAACATTACCCGGATAGACTTTACCGCAGAGATGTTATCGATAAATGCGAGGGGTTGCTCCCCAACGATATGTGGAAAGTTAAAAAAGAGTTTTATCAATTTAATCCAATACTTGAATACGACAACAGGGCAGACAATAGTTTTGAAAATCCTGTCCAGCCTATAATCCAAGCACCCTTTTACCACCTAGCAAGGACACGCGGATACAATTACGAATATTGGAAATGGCTGAATTATCAGAAGAATATGCACCCAGAGATTTCAGAAGCAGAAGCCAACGCAAATGCTAGAGTAAACCAATGGGTAACTGGGTTATATGATATGCAGGAAATCCAAGTCCCTGAAAACATACCTACTAAGAATATCCCAAACCCTAAAGTTTCGATAATAATAACAAACTACAATTACGCTCACTACTTAAAAGAATGTGTTGACTCTTGTAAAGCCAATAACCCTCACGAAATAATAATAATAGACGACCACTCAACTGACGGAAGCTACGAAATGATTACAAAAATGGAAGGAGTTATATTTATACCTCATATATTTAATCAAGACGTTGCTCAAAGCAGGAACGAGGGAATAGCACACAGCACAGGTGATTACTTTATAAATGTGGACGCAGATGACCGTTTAAAGCCTGACTACATAGAAAAAACCCTTGAAGCTATAGGAGATAACCAAATATGCTATACAGATATGCACCAGTTCGGTGATTTTGAGGAAGAACATTACCGTTATCCTGACTTTTCAAGCGAGAAACTTAAAGAATACCAGATAGTCCCTTCAGCTTGTGCATTGTGTGATAGACGGATATTTGAGGCTAGTGGAGGATTTGACCCGAGCATCGTTTTTGAAGATTGGGGTTGGTGGCTAAGACTAGATAGTTTAGGGTTTAAGTTTACTCAAGTTCACGAACCCCTATTTGAATATCGCCAGCACGGAAAAAGCAGAATAGATAAACTAGATGCCGATATGGCTAAAGGATACGCCCAACTAAAAGAAAATTATGGAGTTCTTAAAGATGTTGATGACCTGAGAGTTGAAGAAGCTAAAAAAATAATAGGAGAAGAATGAAAATAGGTTTTGTAATGGATTCGTGTATCGTTTGTGGGGGAACATTGATCCCCTTTCAATATGTAAGAGAACTAAAAAAGAGAGGCTATGACGCTGATGTATTCGCTAATGCTACTGCTATAGAAAGCTATGCACCTACTAGACCAGTATCAGAGATAGATACTTTCAATTCTTATGATAGGATAATAGCTGTTTGGTGGCCGCAATGTGACGAACTATTTAAGTTTCAAGGCAAGAAGATACAATTCGTTCAAGGTAATGATATGCTAGCCAATGTAGGGGAGGATCGGAAGCAACGCTGTCTTCATATTAGGCAAGATACTCACTGGGATATAATGTCAGTAAGCAGATATTCAGGAGAATGGGTAGGCAGACGTGGTTATGGGATAGTGCCTAACTTTGTAGACAGTAGATTCCTACAAGATTTAAAACTAAAAAGAGATATTGATATTCTAATAGAGGGCAACGACGAGAGTAACAAGAACATTGAGCAGACCATTGAGATTGCCAAAATGATGAAAGCTAAAAAGATAGTATGGTTAGGCAGAGAAACTCACCCAATAGAAGGGATAGAAGTTATAACTAATCCACCGCAAGCAGATATTCCGTCTATTTACCAGAGAGCCAAAATATTCTTGAAACTAAGCAAGACAGAGGGATTCTGCCTCCCCCTAATAGAAGCTATGGCAAGTAAGTGTTTATGCGTTACTCAAGATATGGGAGGGAATGACTATTGCGAGTTCGGAAAGAATTGTTTGAGCGTAGGAGAATCCACTAAAGACCGAGAAGATATTATTGAAGCAGGATACCAAACTGCTCTTAATCACAGTATAGAGAACTCAACCGATAAACTAATTGAATATCTTAAACAATGAAACAAGTAAATAAACCTATGAAAGTATTTTGTAAAAACTGTAAATACTTAAGTAGTGATAAAATAATAAGTGATATGCGTTGCTTAAATACTAAAACTTGGATTAAGCAAGTAGAATATACAGCTTATTCATCTTGCACCTATTATCTTAGTAGTATTGATAAGATAAATAAAAATAATAATTGTAAGTATTTTAAAAGGAGAACCAATGAAAATTAAAACCAAACCAAACCAAGTCACAATCACTACGGATACCCAAGTAGTAGTAGACCACTTGACTGAATACCTACAAGAGCTTGAGAGTGCGATGAACAGGGGCTATGGCAAGGTTACATCTACAGTCCACGAGGATTATCTTATTCTAGAAGTAGAAAAGAAAAGCAGAAAGAAAAGAAACCGCTTTAGCGCTTGACGCATTTCATATATAGTTTATAATGTAATAAACAGCTCACTGACATACAGAGGCTGTCTCCCCCTCGGGGGTGGCAGTCCTTTTTTATTTAGATAAAGGAATGAGAACATTAAAGTTTAAAACTGTAGAAGAATTGGAGAATGAGATAGAAAGGTATTTTGATTTATGTGATTCAAAAACTAAAAGTGTTTATGACAACAGAACTAAATGTGTCGTAGATGTAGATGATCCTGATCCATATACTATGTCAGGTTTAGCTTATACAATAGGAGTAGATAGAAGGACACTAATAAATTACAAAAAAAGAGAATTATATTTTCCCACTATAAAAAGGGCTAGAAGAAAAGTAGAAGCTGATGTAGAGAAAAGAAGTTTATCAACACCGTATCAATCAGGATGTATTTTTAATCTAAAGAACAATTTTGACTGGAAAGATAAAAGAGAAACAAAACATTCAGGAGATTTTTCAATAGCAAATTTCTTAGATGAAACTAACAAAGGAACATCAAGCACTACTATCAAACAAGTTATGGAGAATGAATCACCTGTACCAGATAGTAAACAAGGAACAGCAGAAGATACAGTTCCAGTTAAATAGACCACAGTTAGATTATTATAATAGAGCAGGTAAACGCAACGTGATCCTTAAATCCAGACAATTAGGCTTCACAACATTGGAAGCGATAGATATGCTAGACGACGCATTATTCAGTAAGAACTATAACGGATTACTAATAAGCTACGATAGGGAAAGTTCTTTAGACATATTTAATAATAAGATTGACTTCGCTTGGAAGAATTTTAAAATGGCAGAACTGTACGGAGTAGATACCCAGAGAGCCAACCAACTAACATTTGATTTCGGAGATGGCACAGTATCCAGTATGTCCGTAAGAAGTTCAGGAAGGTCAGGAACTTATAACAGGTTACATATATCAGAGCTTGGGAAGATAAGCCGTAAGTACCCTGAGAAAGCAAGAGAGATTATAACAGGAACAATACCATCAGTTCCATTAGACGGCAGAGTAGATATAGAGAGTACAGCAGAAGGAGAAGTAGGTTCATTTTACGAGATGTTTTGGGAAGGGTGGAACAGAGGAGATACGATAGCACCGACAGACTATCAGGCATTCTTCTATAATTGGACCTGGGATGACGCAGAGATAGCAAAGATTACAGAACCAGTTACAGTTCCTCAAGAGTTTATGGACTACAGAGCTAAACACCAACTATCAGATATTCAGACAACATACTATTACTACAAGTGGCTATCCCTTAATAAGAATTGGGGAAGACTAAGACAAGAGTATCCCACCACACCAGAAGAAGCATTTGTAGGAAGTGGAAACAAACTATTCGACCCTGATAAAGTAGCCGACCAGAAGGTAAATATTAAGACAGGAGCAAGAGAAGGAGATTGGAGAATATACGAAGACTTCCAACCATCACATAAATACGCAATGGGAGTAGATGTAGCACTTGGAGTAGGACAGGACAGCAGTACGGCAGCCATACTAGACTTTACACCTAACGAACCAGTATTAGTAGCAGAGTTCTGGAGCAATAAGATAGCACCAGATATGCTAGCCCACGAACTAAAGAATCTAGGGAACAGATACGGTAGTTGCCTAATAGCAGTAGAGAGAAACAATCACGGCTACACCACACTAAACACACTAAAAGATATGTACTTTAATATATACACCGAAATGAAACACGATGAGGCGTCAGATAAGATGACTAAGAAGTTAGGTTGGTACACATCAGCATCGACCAAGCCTAAAATGTTATATGAACTAAATGACGCAATTAATGAAGGGATTATAAGGATTACAAGCAAGTATATGCTAGAAGAGCTTAGAACATACGATAAAGAGGACTTAGGGCAGATATCCTTTGACGACGAACAAACACAGCACTGGGACAGGCTCATAGCTTTAGCAATATGCTGGCAAATGAAGACAGAGTCATTACAAACAGTAAACGAATCGGATATAAAAACTAATTATCTCGATGATTAAAGACCAACAAATAAAAGACCTAGTAAAAGCAACCATAGAGAGCCACTGCTCTACCTTTATTAGTAGGAAGGAAGCTTGGACTAATCTATATAAAAGATATGAAGG